GTAGAGGCAGGAGCAAAAATTAATGAAATAGATAAGCAAAGAGTAGAGGACACTTTGAAACTAAACAAAGACTTAGAGAAACAGGCAGAGTTAGCAGAAAAAATAAGACAATCGTTTAAAGATTTAGGACAATCAATAGCAACAGATATATCCGATGGAATAAAAGGAATGATTCGTGGAACGTCAACACTCAACGATCTGCTAAATAATGTAATGGATAAGTTAATAGACACAGCATTTAATATGGCCTTCTTCGGTAATCCAATGGGTCAGATGGGAAGTGGAGGATTATTTGGTTCGATATTTAGTGGCATTGGTTCAATGTTCAATAAAGGTCCTTTTGGAGGAGCACCTTTAGGTCCATTAGGAAATCCTTTAAGTCAACATACTGATTTAACAGTGGGAATAAGAGCAGGAGGAGGATCGGTAAAAGCAGGAAGTGGTTATATTGTTGGAGAGCGTGGACCAGAATTATTTACACCAGGAGTTTCTGGTATGGTTACACCTAATCATGCCCTTGGTGGTTCAACAAATATTGTGGTAAACGTAGATGCTTCTGGTTCTTCTGTTGAAGGAGATGAAGAACAAGGTAGAGAACTTGGTCGTCTTATATCAGTTGCTATACAATCAGAATTAATTAAACAAAAACGACCAGGAGGTATGCTCGCATAATGGCTACGTTTCCTTCAATAAAACCTACATACGGACAACAAAAAAGATCCGCACCAAATACCAGAACAATTCGTTTTGCTGATGGATTTGAGCATAGAATATTATTTGGATTAGCAGAACATCAAAATCCAAAAGTTTATAATTTTACTTTCAACGTATCAGAGACAGAAGCAGATGAAATAGAAACCTTCCTTGATGCCCGTGCAAACGATAGTGATAGCTTTGATTTTACTGCTCCAGGGGAATCTACTGCACAGAAATTTGTTTGCGAAACATGGTCAAAATCAATACCCTACAATAATAGAGCAACGATCCAGACAACATTTAGAGAGGTATTTGAACCATGAGCACTGCTCCTATAGTTACAGACTTACAAAAAGTAAACCCGTCAGCAGTTATTGAACTATTTACCCTTACAACTGACTCTACTCTTCATGGATCGACAGCAACATACCGTTTCCATAACGGTACAAACAGAGTAGGTAACGGAGATATTATCTGGGCTGGTAATACTTATGTGAAAATGCCTATAACTGCCGATGGTTTTGCGTTTCAAAAAGGACAATTACCAAGACCAACTCTTACGATAAGTAACGCAATTGGTACAGTGACAGCAATTCTTTTAAATGTAAATGCGGTTACAACTGGAAATGATTTAACAGGAGCTACTGTAGTAAGAATAAGAACATTATCACGTTATCTAGATTCAATTAATTTTCCTGGAAATACAAACCCGTTTGGTACACCAGATTCTACCGCAGAGTTTCCTCAAGAGATATATAAAATTGACAGAAAAGCTGCTGAAAATAGAGATGTAGTTACATTTGAATTAGCAGCAGTATTTGATTTAGCAGGGATAAGAGCACCCAAGAGACAGTGTACTAGGACAGAGTTTCCTTCTATTGGTACGTTTATAGCATGAGTTGGAAATATAAAGCATTGCTTCATGCTCAACGAGAAGATCCTAAAGAGTCTTGTGGTTTACTATTAAATATTCGAGGAAAAGAAAAATATTTTCCCTGCCGTAATCTATCAATGACAGATCATCAGTGCTTTATTATTGATCCAGAAGATTATGTAAAAGCAGATAACACTGGAGAGATAACAGCCGTTGTTCATAGCCATCCTATAACACCTCCAACTCCTAGTCAGGCAGATAAAATTAGCTGTGAACAAAGCAATCTTCCGTGGCATATTGTTAACCCAAAGACAGAACAATGGGGATATTGTGAACCATGCGGTTACAAACCTCCTTTATTGGGTCGGCCTTGGGTTTGGGGAGTTACTGACTGCTGGAGTTTAGTCAGAGATT